CCTCTACGGTCATGGCTACCCAGCCGGAGTCGGTGAGGGTTTTGGCGGCGGCTACGGTGCTGGTTAGAAATGCCTGGTCATAATATGCTGTGTCAGCACCTGTGCCTTCTGGTTCCTCAGACTGTATCAAATGTTGATCTGTCCAAGACTTGTATTTGCCATATACGGCGTAATTTCCGTTCCAGTACCCCCAAGGCATATACGCCCAAACGGTATATGTGTCATGTGCTGTAGGTATCACTTTGACTTTGACACTACTACAGCCGACGCGATAGACCGTAACGCCACACGCTTTTGTCGCCGATTCTGTGGATTGCCATCCGTCCTTGATCTGGACTTCAAAAGAAGAGTTTTGGTTCGCACGACCATTTGCTCCGTCGCCGCTCCACACACGTATTATGGCATTGCTGAAATTACCGGAGGATACCAGCGTGCCTAGCTTAACCCATTTTGCGGTGTTGTTGGCACCGCTTACCCAAAGAGCACTGTTTGTTATCATCGCATGTGTATGACCAGATGCTGACTTGCTGTCCAGTGCGGCTTTTACAGCTTTGTTCTGCACCGGATTTGTGGAGGTAGCAGACAAGGCACTGTCTACCGCGACCTTAGTTGCACCAGCAGCGATACCGTCCAGCTTTTTCTTATCCGCCGCAGTCATCAGACCATGTGCAGACTGTGTGGCATCGCTGTAGGTGGTGTCAGTAAATTTCGCATTTGCCGGGACGTCAGCGTTAATAGAGTGTGTAATGGCGGTAGCCGCACCATTCGCAGCGACATATACAGGCTTAGTCGCTGAACCTACCGCGGTATTCGCTGTGTGAGTTACTGCCGTGGATTTGTCTTGCTTCCCATCAAGCTTTTCATCATCCGGAATTCCCAACGCCATGATATCTGCTTTCGTCACATTTACCGCGTCCGTGACATGCCCTTCGCTGTTGTTAGCGAATTTGTAAAATCCTTTTGCGTGAGAAGTGTGGGACGGGTGGGTGTAAATTGTATCATCATCCGTTACATTGTAAACCGTTCCGTCTGATCCAGTCAGTGTGATGGTGTGCCCGGATTTCGATAATGCGTATTTTGTATTCACATTTTCGCCGCTACCATTTTTTGATTTTCTGTATAGGTATTTGCTGTAGTCATTTGCCTTTTTCGCCGCGTTTCTGTTTGTGCTTACAGATAGCGTGCGGGTATCTTCTCCGGCGAATGAAATTTGCTGGCCGCCGCGGAATGTCCATGTAACGTCTGTTACATATGATTTGAATTTTTTACCTGTGAACGGGTCGACAATCGTTACCATATCCCCAACACGAAAATAATACTGGACAAATACGGTGCAGCGAAACGGATTGAAACACGGGTTTCCATCGTCCGCGTATGCCGCGTCGCAAATATACGACCACATGTATTTTATCATTTGCGTTACTTTGCCACCGTACTGGTTAGGAATCATATCTTCCTGTGCCTGCCAGAACGGGTTGTTCGTCAGATTGACAGATAGCGGTGCAGCGTTATCTGGTGTATCCGTTGTTCTACGCCACCAGCCGCCGAAACCGCTGTCAAAACCGATTTTCCATATAGTGGGTGCTGCATAGTACGGCGACCGCTGATAGCTACCACGTTGTATGTTGGTTTCATTTAGTTCAACGCCGCATTTGCGATCCCCAAAACGGCAGAAACGCAGCCGGCCATCCGGAGCAGGCACGATAAAACAGCCCAGGTATTCCGCCATGTAGTTGGCAAAATCTTTGACAGATTCAATGCTGCATTCTTCAGAAACGCATGTGCACAACATAGTGTTTCCGGATTCCGGTATGATTTTCTCATTTTCACTGGCATTATAGTGCGGAACGCCATATGCGTTGCAAATTTGGTTAAAAATCACGCTGACTGGTTTAAATTTTCCGGACAAAACAGTGAACAGCCAGTTTTGTGCGTTTTCGGTGTCAACCGCAGAGTAGCAGCCATCATCCAACAGCCCCACATTATCAGAACCAGAAACGGTATAAATACCATAGTTATTTTCAGCAGACGTTACATTATAGACACCAACCTTTGTTTTGCTGTTGTTTTCATACCATACATACAAATGCACTTTTGCTTTTGCCAGTTTGGAATACGTCAAACCAGCTGGCGGGCGGAATGACACGGAAATCGTACCAGCATTGCAACTTCCGGCTGGGATACCGCCACTGGAAGAGCACGAAGAGGATGTAGTCAGGCTATCCCGGATAATTCCGGATTCATCTACACTGTATGTTTTTCCATCTTTCGTTTCGATGTCAATAGCCGCATATTCTTTCAAAACCATTTAACTGTATCTCCTAACACTGAACCGCAATTCGAACCGCTTGAACTTGAATGAGCCGGAGGTGTTTTCAATCACAATTTTTATATCTGAATCGCCGACTGGGATGTCGTACCATCTGCTTGCCGGAATCTCCGTTTCTAGCCACAATGCTTTCAACGTATAGTCCGTTTCGTCATTTGATCGGATATAAAAATTCGGGGACGGCGTATAACCGTATTTGTCAATCATTTCACCGCACAAATAAATGCCGCCGGCGTCCTCGCTAGCCTGTATGTATGTCAATAACCTATCACATACATACACGCCGTTCCCCTCATAGCGGCATTCAGACAGTGCAATAAAGTGCGTCGGGTCAGCGTCTGCCATTCCAGATATATTCCCGAAATATACGCCCGGCACATCGTTTAATTCAATCCGCATCGCCGGTACATCTATAGTTTCGCGCACAATTACCGGAATGGACACAGAAACAATATCAGCAATATTTGCCGGCGAAATTACTGTGATATTCGGATCACCGTCTGTGTAGCATAAAATGCCCTTCCATGTTCCGATGTTCACGCCGTCTACCATCGCATTCCCTATACAGATTTCACCGTTTGCCAGCACTTCAGAAATGCTCTTGATTTGGTCGCACCGACACTCAAACTGCAGTGTTGTGCTGATTTCAACCTTTCCGCGCGTATAGGTTGCATATGATCCGTTTTCACATTTTTCACGTTCTACGTCCGGAGCATAATCCGTAGACAGTCCCCCGATCTGTGCCAGGTCGCACGCTGCATAATAAATCCTATCCATGTACGGCGTTGGCGGGTTGTTATAATAAATGTCGCACGGCTGCAATTCTCTCATACTCCTTTTTTTAAAATTCGTTTCCGCCGCTGATGGCGTTCGCACGGTCTTTTGCACGCAGCACAATTGTGTCTAGTGCTTGTGTATTTGGTGTCATGTAGATCGGGAAAATCCAATCTTTTCCCGCGCCGTTCTGCTGCAACTGCCGGTATTCCTCCGCCGCCGTTTTCTCCGGCGGATTGTACTGCACTGCCGTTCCGGCAGCTCCCATGCTGGAATAGCCCTGCATCTGTACCGCAGAATCCAGTTGCATTTGCAGCCGGTCTGTGTCCACCTTGTCCATCATGGCATCCAGCGAACGGTTCAGATCATCGGCAGTGTCGCCTGTGGTGTCTTCCATGCCTACAGCAACGCCGGGCAGTAAAAATTTACCCACAGTGTCACGCATCAGCTTAGACGGGGAATTGATCCCGAAAAAGTCCTTGAATCCGTCCCAGATCTGTCCGGCAACGTCCTGCACTGTATCCCAGATAGCAGAAACGCCCTCGATCAGACCGTTGGCGATGCCTTTCAGAATGTTGCCGCCCAGTTCCAGCCAGTCCACTTCTGTGATCGCATCCCATATAGCATCTATGATCTGCGGAATTGCCTTGATCAGGTCGGGAATGGCTTTGATCAGTCCGCCGATCAGAGCCACAACCAGCTTGATACCAGCTTCAATCAACTGCGGCAGATTGTCGATCAAACCGTCAAACAATGCGGTCACGATCTGGATCGCCGCATCGATCAGCTGCGGCAGCATGGCAATCAGACCGTCTGCCAGTGCCATGATCATGTCAATTGCTGCTTCGATCAGCATAGGAAGATTGTCTACAATGCCGTTGACTACCGCCATGATAATCTGAATGGCAGCATCCAGCAGCATGGGAAGATTCTGGATCACCATGTCTACCAGCGTCAGCAAAATGTAAATGACCGCTGCCAGAATAGTGCTGACATTGTCTATCAGACCGCCCACCAGAGCATTCAGAATTTCAATAGCTGCTGTGATCAGCGTGGGCAGATTCTCCACGATCACATTGACAATGGCTAGAATGATCTGCGGCACATACTCCATCAGTGCCACCAGACCCTCTGACAATCCGTTGATCAGCGTGGTGATCAGCTGCACCGCAATGGGCAGCAGGTTCGGCAATGCCTGTTGAATCGCTGTAATAATGCCGTTCAAAAGTGTCTGTCCTGCTTCCAGTAATGCCGAAGCATTTTCCGAAATGCCCTGGACGATGCTGTTTAGGATCTCTGTTCCAGCACTGAGAATGCCAGGCAGGTTTTTCCGGATACCGGAAAGAAATTCGCCCAGTATCTTCTTACCAGCTTCCACCATGCCGCTGGATCTGCTGCCGATGGAGTCGATCACACTGTTGATGCTTTCAAATAGCCCGTCAAAGATCCCGGCAGCATCTCCGCCGTTCATCACATTGATGATACCGGAAATGGCATCTGCTGCTCCGGCAGACAGCGTGGACTTCATATCCAGAGAGAAACCGCTGACAGTCCGTTTCAGTCCCTCTACCGCACTGCCGATGTCGTCATACTTGACTTCATTGATTTGCCCCAGTGCGTCATACGCCACACCGGATGCATCTTCCATGTTTGCCAGCATGGGCAACAGGTTTGCCTGTAAGTCCTCGAATTGTGTCCCGAACAGGTCAATGGCAGCTTGGTTTTTCGCCACCGGATCGGCAATGCTGTCCAACGCCTGCACCGTCTGGAAAAACGCCTCCTGTGCCGCGTCACCGCCGGCAGCAAACCGCTGTGCCATGTCATCTGCATTCATGCCGATCATGGCAAAACCCTCTGCCGTGGAATCACTGCCGTCCTTGCAGCGGATATTGAACTCCTTGACCGCATCGCCCACCTTGTCGATGGAGAACGCTCCGGATTCTGCACCGGAGATCAGGCTCTGGGTGAACTGCTCTGCGGAAAGTCCCAACGCCGCATACTGCGTAGAATACTCGTTGAGGGTGTCCAGCAAATCACCGTTCTGGTCTGCACCATTCTGTGCTCCAACAGCAATGAGGTTATATGCTTCTTCCGCAGAGATGCCGAAGTTGTTCATCAGTGCCGAAGCCGCCCGTGTGGATTCGTTTACCTCATAGCCGAAGGTGTCACCCAGTGCAAAAGCCCCCTCTGTGGCTTTCTGGAGTTCCTCTCCCATGAGCCCAGTCTGTTTGGAGACCTCTGCCACGGCGTTGGCTGCATCGTCATAGGATTCGCCGAAGTTGTTGCCGTAGACATCCTTGACCACATCACTCAGTCCCTCCAGCTCTGCACCGGTTGCACCGGTAGAAGCCGCCATCTGGTTGATTGCCTGATTGAACTGATCGCCGGACGAGATCATATCGCCAAATGCAGACAGGGCTTTCTTTCCCATATCAGAGAGCAGATTGCCCATTGCCACAGATGCCGCAGAGATCGTCCCTTTCATGCCTTCGACCTTTTGGTCAAAACCGCTGGTATCCCCGTCAATAGGGACTCTGATGCTTTCGTCTGCCATAGAAACCACCTCCTGCAGGGCAGAAAAATAGCGCTCGGTTGTCCCGAACGCTGCTGTTTTGCGTATGAAAATGCACCCGATTTCTCAGATGCTGATTTTACGATAAGAACGCCGTACCCGCTGGCTTATCTGTTCTTGTTTTCCGTCCCTCCGCCAGTTTTTGCCAGTGGTCGGGGCTGATTTATGCCTTTTGTGTAATGGCGTTGCACACCTCTGCCATAGCACTGCACAACACCGCATAGCCTTGCAGGTCGTCAAATGCATCAGGCGTAACTTCTGCCATTTCTTCCAGCTTTTCCAGCAGGATTTCTTTTGCCTTTTGTTCCATAGGTTTCTCCTTTCTGGCATGAAAGCAGTAGTTATTTTACAACAAAATTTTCGAATTTCTTGTAAGCATCAACATATGTTTCCTGCTTATCGCCGTTGTGTGTGATTTCATAGTACATACCGTCCGGCAAGGTTGTACTCAATAACGCTTTATTGTTTTGCAGTGTCTTGCAGCTCCAAACTACATACACATCATCTTCCGTGATTTGCACACTGTCTGTTTTGTCAATGTGCTTGTTCGCATAGTCGGTTACAATTTGCTTACACCGGCTTAAAAACTTATCATTTCCCATGTTCTTTCTCCTTTCTCAGTTTATTCCACGATGCACCAGTCTTCCGCCAGCATATCGGTCTGACTAGCCAGCCAACCAATGCAATATCGGTTATCTGCGGTTTTCATGACAATGCTGTCTGTAAACAGATAGCTTCCGTCACCGATTTCCTGCGTCAGTAATTTGCCGTCAGCAAGATACAGGTACATTTCTTTGCCGTTCCAGCCGGTTCTGGCAACTCTCTTTCCGGCTTTCAGTGCTTCCAATGCTTCGCCAAATGTCATTATTTCTTTCATAGATTCTCCTTTCAGGCATGAAAAAAGCGCACCGTGCGGTACGCTTTCCATATTTTTCTGCATTGTTTTTTACCATTCTGTGATAACAATTTCACTGGCAACTTCATTAAGCGTTTTACCTTTTATGAATGGTGTTGACATCACATCATCTATACTATGCACAGTTTGTTCCTCGCCGTCAAAATAAAGCAAGTATTCTGTGGATTTTGTTTCTGGTAAATAATATGGGTCTACATTACCATCTTTACCACAGTATTCAAAACCAAAAAGTGTGGCACATTCTCCAATGCGAGATTTTATTTGCTTTGCCGTCATAATATATCACCATTTTCCAATCGTTCACTATCGTTGAGTTCTCTCGCTTTTCCATGAACTACATCGCCGTTTTCATTAATAAAATAATCGTGTGCGTGTTCTCCGTGCTTTCCGAATTTGCGTTCTTCTTTATGCCCGTGGTCATTGTTTGAAATTTGTTTTATCTGAATCCCATTTGAATCGTAGTAATTTCTATCAATTCCGCCTTTTGCGTTTTCTCTTTGTGTAATGCCATTTGACGGACCATTTCTTACTACAATTTTTTTGACAACAAAAACCCTGTTTCCAGCCGCATCCTTTGTTTCTTTTATTATACCACCACTATCATCCGATGTCAACGCCTTTCCAGAAGCTTTCTCAGCTTGATACAACACACCGCTGCCGCCGTTTGTTTCCAGTGTCGGAACATTCACTTCCACAGCCTTGCCACTGGAAACCGCATTCTCCGCAGCCGCTTTTTTCGCCCCATGCACCGCCTTTTGTGCCTCACTCCGCCCGAAGCCCTGCACCTGTGTCCGGAACGCATCCTTTCGCCGCTTTGTCTGCTTGCAGAAGTCGTTCAGCTCCCGCTCAAAGCCTTTCAGCTTCGCCGCAGTTGCCGTGTATTCGCTTTCCAGTACTGCCCTTGTCTCATCATCCGACGCAGCTTTTACTGCTTCCTGTGCCGCCAGAACACGCCGCTTCTGTGCTCTGACCTTGCGTTCTCCGGCACGCTGCATCTGGCTGACTTCATACTCGGTGTATTTCTTGCCGTTGTAAGAAATGCTCTTTGCGTCCAGTTTGGCGATCTCCTCCGGTGTGTAGTTCGGTGTGGACAGCCCCGGGTAATACGGGTGCCAGTTGTGCCGGCAGTTCCAACCCTTGAAGCCTGCACCGTCTCCGTAGCCGATTTCTTTCAGCGTAAATACTTTCAAACCGTCAACGGTCTTTTCTGTGCGTTCCCCACGAATCTGGACAAGCTGCCCTTGCCATCGTGCGTGCTCTGGTCTGGCTCCGCCGTGCGCCGTCAGTTCCATGTACTGACAGCCCGAATCCTCCGCCCGTTTCTTCGCCACTGCCGCCGATGTCTGACCAACGCCTGTCAACACACACCGCCGCACCGCCACGTCGATTCTGTCCTTGTGCCCGGTGGGATAGGTGATGTGTGCCCCGGTATCCGCCAGATTCCGCACCGCCATGCGGATTGCCTGCTGATAGCTGAACGCACCGCTTGACACCTGCATATACGCCCTGTCGCAGACCTGCAAGAACCGAAACTGCGTGGTACTGGCTGTCGTACTCACCAGATTCCGCATGGTGCCAAGTGTCTTGCGGTATCCGGCTTCCAGTACCTGCTTCATGCCTTTGTCCTGTCGGATGTCCACAGGCACTTCGCCTGCCTCCTCGTGGGCTTCGTTGTCGATTTCCACCGTCTTCACACCGGCATCCTCAAACAGTGCCTTGACCTGTGCAACGCTTGCATCCGACCGCTGTACAATCATCCGGACGATGTCCTCATACAGCAAACCGGAAGCTTGCAGCATCTCTGCCTGATACGCCGTGCTTTCTGACACAAAGCCCATTTTCAGCATACGCCGCACCATGTCTGCAATGATATCATCTTCCAGCTGCTGATACAGTGCCAGAATCCGCGTCACGTCCGGTTCATAGTCACGCATCACGCATCACCGCCGAACAATCCGCCGTCACCGTTCTCTGTCGGCAGATATTCCGCCGCTTTCTTTTCATCACAGCCGAAGTACCACATCACAAACTGCTCCTTGCGGTACAACCCTGCACTGACCATCTGCAGCCGCCGCTGGAATTCCTTGTCTGCATCCTCCAGCACACCGTCTCCGAAGGTACAGGACAGCTTTGCCGGTGTCTGTGTGCGGTTGGCATAATAGTCCCGATAATACTGCATCCCATAGACCAGATCATCCAGTGCCGTACGCAAATTCGACTGCAAGTCGCTCACACGCACAAAGCTGCGCTGTTTGGAAGTACGAACTTCTTCGGCAGTCTTATCTACATCGGACACCTCGGACAGCGTACCATAGGCAAGCCCCACGGCATTCTCGATTCGCCGCAAAATCTGGTTCAATGCGTTGAAATAGGATGTGTCACGGACTTCCGGCGAAAAGGTGTTGATGAATGACTTTCCATCGGTTTTCTCGTAGCTGCGGAACATTCGCTCTCTGCCTTTGGGCAATACCGGCTTGCCGTCCTTGTACCGGAACAAGTCCTCGCTTGCATCAATGGCACGTTCTGAGGATTCCAATTCCCAGAGAATGCGTTCCCAGTGCACATCTGCATCACGCAGAAACCCGACTGCATCCCCATAGACAGAAACGCCAAGAGGAGAAGCCGGGTCGATGTTGTTGGAATCGGGCGTCTGAAATACGGCAAACAGAGGACGCTGAACATTTTCATAAGTTTTTTCCGGCAGAAGATCTGCCCATGCAGGTACTTCTGTAAGGCTGCATTCCGTGCCCAGCGTGCCGGGCATTCCAGACCGAAAGCATCGCTGCGAAATGGTGTGAGTTTGCTTTGCCCGGTCATAGACGTGGTATTCCAATCGGGTATAGTACGTTTTCCCCACTGCCAGTTCTTCCGGACAGATTACCGCATCGCAGGCGGCGTCTGTATAATTCACCGGCAAATAGGCGTTTTGCGGCACCATGTCCACCAGCACACCGCCGGAAAAATACGGTTTCAGCAGCATACCGCCCATGGCAAGCCCAAAATCCAAGCTTCGCCGGAGCACCGGTATTGTCTTTTGCAATATCCCATCCAGTTCCGTATCCTGCACAGAAGCGGAAAACTCCGTCATCGTCAGACACTTCAGCTCCCGTACAATCGCCGCAGGCAGCCGCATAGGCTTTACACGCTTTTTCTGCCATCCCGTCCTATTCTGATACAGATTTTCCCAAAGTTCCATTTGCTGCTGCATATCGCTGCTGACCATGCACGGCACCTGCATCGTTGCTGCAATGGTATTGGCGTCAATCATGCTGCATTCCTCCTTCCTGTCTGATTTCCCGTAATGTTCGGACCATAACCGTCCGAACAAAATAGCGCATATCGTCCATAGCGTGATCGTTTTCCTTGATGACGGTGTCCGCTTCGGCTTTCTCATCCCAACAATAAAGACCAAACTCCCGAATGCAGTCTGCACAGTTCTCGTGAAACTGCAAATATCCAAGTTGTAACAAAGTGGAAGTATCCCGAATACCGTCCAACACGCTGTTGTTTGCCTGCCTTACCCGGAATAGATGATGCCGCCGAATGCACTCGATGAACGAAGCGGCAGACGGATCCACCACTACACACTGTATCTGCTGCACCAGATCTCCAGCAAGCTGTACCAACTCTTTGTAATGCTCCTCGTCTGTGCGGCGCTGCCCAGTCTGGCGGCTGTTCCAGTAATACTCCCGAATACGCACGGCTCTCCCGGTGTATCGGTTTACTGCCCATAGTCCCATGCTGGTGGGATTCACTGTGCCGTAATCGCAGGAGATGAAGCAATCGCATTTTTGCAAGTCCGGCATTTGCTGTACCACATGCCTTTCCTTGTCAAACATGGGATAGACAAGCCCCTCTGCCACGCACCACTCGCCGAGTACATACCGCCGGTGGAACACACCAGAAAACATAGATTCTGCTTTGCGGATCTTCTCCGGCGTCATAATCGGGTTGTCCTGCATAAGAAAGTGGATGTGTCTGGTGTCGCTGCGTTCGCCGCGGTCGCACTTCTCTACCCACTGTTTGTGGAACCAGTGCTCCGGCGAATCGGGATTGCAGTTAAACCATAGCTTTGCATCTTCTACGGAAAGCGTTCTTGCAATGGTTTGATTCACAAAAGATTCCGGCATCAGTGCCACTTCATCGAACAACACACCGGACAACGTCAATCCTTGTACCAATTTGTAGGACGCTTCATCCTTGCCGCCGAACACATGAAACCGGTTTTCTGTGCCGTTCCCTGTAATGGTGAGAATGTGCTTGCTCCCCAGATAGCGGAGTTTGAAATAGTGGGTGATATCCACCATTTGCTCCAGTTCCATGATGATGTTGCGCTCTGCGGATTGTACCGTATTGCCACAGACGGCAAATCTTGCGTTTTTGAAGCGTGACATTGCCCACAAAATGAAGCTGCACGCCATAGAAGCGGTTTTTCCGGAGCGGACAGAACCGTCACAGATCAGTGCATAGCTGTCCGGTTGATAGCACCACCGAAACACCTGCTTTTGTTTGGCTGACAGCTTGGAAAATGTCATGTGTCACCTCCGTCTGAGCATAAAAAATGCACCCGTTTCCAGATTTTTTATCCAAAAAACGCACCGCATTGATAGCCGTCCAGCTCCGGCTGTGGAATACGTATCCGCTCCTGAATCTTCCGGATTCGCAGCCGCTCATTTTTGTCTTTCACCGATGCCAGATTCACACTGCGGTATCCCATACGCTGCTTAATGGGTGTTTCGTCCGGAAGGGCATCAAACAGCCCCAGAAACAGATGCCAGTGCATCTGCTCCACCTGCTGCAAGTCCATGTGATAGACCGACAGGAACGCCGCATACACATAGGCTGCATCATACTGCCATGACAGCACCCGATCTGTGGCTTTGCGTTCGGAATCGCTCTGCCGCTGCTGCGGCTGCTCCTCGGAGCGTGTCGCAAACCCGATGAGAGCCTCCAAAGCCTCCTCCAGACAGGAAGCCGGCGGCTTGTCCATGTACCATTCCAGCATCAGCAGCAGCTTGTCCCGTCTGGAAATGCTATCGTCCTCCTGCATATCGTAGAACCGCAGCCAGTCCCGATAGTCGGTATAGATCCGGTACGCCCTGCCGCCCACCGTCACAGTATCCGGCAGGGTATCGTACAGCAGATTCAACGCTTGCCGCCTTTGGGCAGGTACTTCTTTTGCAGCTGTCTTTGTGCTTCCTGTGCCTGTGCCGCCTGTTTTGCCACAAAGGTCAGAAATTCGCCGTACACTGCGGTATACTGCCGTGCATTGTCCGAAATCCCGGCAAAGATCTGCTCCGCCGTACCACCGCCGAACAGGGTGTCATACAGCGTGCGAAACGCCTTGCAGTACGCACGGATATATGCCGCAGTACCGCCGGACTTATCCGCCGGCACATTCTGCTCCAGCTGTGCCAGAGCAGCCTCATACTTTTCCACGGTATCCGCATCTTCAATATCCAGATGCAGTTCCAGCCCGTGGATATGCCAGATTGTCAGATCATCTTTCATCATTCATTCCTCCTCACGAAGCAAAGCACCTGATCGCATAGGTATTAGAACCCAGTGCACCGTTTGTAACAGTAACATAAATATAGTCGCCGTCCTTTACGGTAAATGCCACACTAGTATTGATAATGGGCAAAGAATTTCCGTTGCAGGAAGCTGTAATACTAAACGTGTTGCTCTCCGCTGTTGCGTACACAACCAGAGAACCAATCTTATTGACCGAATACTTTGTAACAGACGGCTTGAAAGTCGATTTCAGCAGATTCTCATTGCCATAAGAAACAGACAGCGTTTTCAGTACTGGATTGGTGTTGGAAGGAATCGCAATGGTCTGAAAGTCATCGGTGCTGTGCACCGTGACATCTTCCATCTCACCCCGTGTCTTGAAGTTGCCGGAATAGGTCATGCAGTCTGTGGTGTCGCCGTCAGCGTCCGGAATGACGGCATAGTCACGCATCTTTGCCTCTGCCGACCAGATGCCGCTGCCGTCCAGCTGTGCCGTGGTCATATCCACGCTGATAATCGAACGCACTGCGTCCTGTCCCAGCAGTTCGTTCTCGTGAATGCCGATAATATCATCGGTCACCGGATGCTTTTTGTAGCGATCCAGTGCATAGGCAATGGCAGTGTTATAGCCGGTAATGTCTGTCCGCTTGAAGTCCTCGTCCACATACTGCCGCTCATATTCCGTGGGATTCTTCGATGTGGAAAGACTTGTAAAGCCCTCCATTCTTGTGTATGCCGAGTTTCCCGGCACCAGATAAAATGCCACCTTGCCGGTACGCAGCACAAGGTCTGCGTTTTTCAAATTTTTACCCATGTGTAAAATACCTCCTGTCCTGATAATACATCAGTCGTAATTGTATCTGATAGCGAGCCGTATCATCGCCGGTGTCATAGGCATAGCCGCTGGAAACAATGTCCATGCGGTATGGTGTCCGATAGGCGCCCAGTTCCGGAAAGATACCCTGCCAGTTGTTCCGCTCGATCCAGTCCGCAAAGTCCTCGTAGAAACCGGAGTTTGCAAGGTTCTCCAGTACCTTTGCACCGTACTTCTCCCGGCTGGCGAAGACGAACAGAAACTGCCGCCTGTCGCTGCCGTCCGTGTATTTCTGCACGATCGGCTCGCACGGCGTCGTGTCCACAGTATAGCCAATGGTGTCCGCTTCCAGCTGGTCTACGCCTAAGATCGCTCCGTCATGGAGCAGCGGACAGCCGGCAATGTACTCCCGTATCGCCGAAATGATCGCCATTCTATCACCCCTTTGCAAGGATACGGGCGTTTTTCAGAATAAGCTTGCCATGGTCTGCCCATGCCCGCAACGCCCACTTTTTCCCACGCAACCCACGGGAAGCACCGGCATACCACTGCACGGCTGCATAAGGTGTTTTCCACATGAGATAGCCGTCCGCCGGCTTGCTGTGGGATATGCCGGAATCTCGGAGCATACCGGTGTCAAACGGCACATAGGGATCGCATTTCCGCAGCAGTTCATTGCCCACAAATTCCTGTGCCTGCTGCTTCAGTGCCGCCGATTTTGCGTGTAGCTGCTTGGTATTGAAATTGATCTTTACTTTGATAATCATACCGCTGTCACCTCGATGTGCTGCACACCGGCAGAGCCATAGCGAAAATCTTTCACTTCCATGACCGTCCGGCATTCCTCCGGCGGTTCTGCATCGCTGCATCTGCCGCAGAAGATCCGGTCGCTCCGTTTCGGCAGATAGCCGGAAAGAGAAGATGCCGGAATGATGCACAGCACGCTGTCCTGCTGCTTCATGGACGTGCCAGACTGCGTCTGACCTCTTACATCCTCCCAGTAGATCGTAGGGAAGAAGTGCCGCACATACGCCTCCATACGGTCTTTCCCCACCGTTCGCTCGTAGACGGTACAGCCGATTTTGTTGGTATACATCAATCGCACCCCCTGTACAACAGCCCAGTCGCACCCAGATAGCGAATGCAGATGGATTTCAGATAATCCTGCAAGCCGGACGTGCTGCCGTCCAGCAGCACGGAGATGCTTTCCGTGGGACTTGCAAAGCTGACGCTGTATGCACCGATGCTTTCGGATGTCTTCATGCCGCTTCCAGATGCTGCATCTCCTGCACCGTATGCCTGATAGGTATACACCGCTTCGGCAAGTGCACAGCAGCATTTCTTCACACGGTCGGTCAAATCCTCTGGAACACCGTCCAGCAGCCGCCCGAATGTCACCATGTCCAGATACTCGCTTGCCCGTTCTGCCGCCCGACCGAATGCGGTCGGGTCCCGTATCATAACGCCCAGGTAAAAATCCTTGTAGTATGGAAAATCGGCGTATGCCATGCCTTACGCCTCCACTCTCTTGACGTAGACCGTCTGCGGCTTGGAAATCCCGATGCCGTAGACCTTTCTGCCCTGTACCGCAGAAGATCCGATGTAGTTGTTGGTCAGATTCTTGATTTCCACCGGCACAGACCACTCCTGGACACGGTGACACCAGTTCGGGTGACCGCAGATAAACTCGGTGGTTGTCTTCTTTCCCACCACAAGCTTTGTATCCTCAAACATGGTGTTGTTGGATTCAAAGACGTTGTAGCCGGCAATTCTGCCAACAACCCCATTCTGTACCAGTTCCTGCGACAAATCGCCCTGCTTGATGAATCGGTCGTCTGTCATCAACACTTCCATGAACTCCGGCGATGCAATCAGCCAACGCTTGCCGTCATTGGGCACGCCCATACGGGACTGGGTACGCTTCGCCGCCAATACCGCCTTGTATGCCGTCGTTTCAGTGACGGCGGTCTTGGTTGCCGATACAGTGATGCCTGCGGTTTCCTCCAATGCACGAATGGACTTGGTATCCATAGACAGACCAAGAGAATAGCCTGCACTGTCCAGACGCTCTGCGGTGATGCCGTCCGGTACCGCCTCGGCATCATAACCGTCAATCAGTTCGTTCACCGCCTCGTCAATGTCAATGTTCAGATCGAAGTAAGACGTAGAGCTGTTGGAAAGGCTTGCACCGTTCTGCTTGTCATACTTCTTTACATCGACCTCTGTATCACGCACCGGGACTTTTACCTTGCCTGCCTTCGGGTTGCCCTCGAATCTGGAATTGAAAATAAGGTTGTCCTTTGTGACCAGTGTCGCTCTGAGTTTCTCGTCTACCATGGATGCGTAGCGTTCCTGCAAAATGTGTGCCATAATCTGATACCTCCGTTAAGTTATTTCTTCAAGTTTGGATTCATTTCATAAAATGCGGATTCCACACCGGACATTGCTTCCGGTGGGTGGTTTGACGTGGGTGCAGCCGCACGCTCGCTCGGATCCGGTGCAAAAGCGTCCGCATGAGCTTCACGAAATTCATTCACATACTTTTCCGCACCAACCAGTTCACCGCCGTCAAACTTCAGCTCTTTTTCCGTCAGCAGGTCGGTGACATACTTCTCGTACACGTCATTTTTCAGCTGCAATCCCTTGACATACTGGGACAGTTTGGTACTGTACTCGAATGCGGCACGGTCTGCCTCGGACTGCTCCAGCTTCTGCTTGTAGTCCTCCACGCTTGCCTTGATGCCGTCAATGTCCATGTCCTTGTAGGACTGAATGGTCTTGTTGGCTTCGTCCAGCTGCGTCTGCACGGCGGCAGCAGCGTCCTGCTCCGCCTTGATGTCCGAGGCATAGGCTTCCGTGATCTTCTGCACGGTGTCCTTGTCGGTGATACCGATGCCTTCCAGAAATTTCTCATCAATCATTTGCTTGTTTCCTCCTGTTCCTGCAATGCTTCCAACAGCTTCGGCAGTTCGGCTTCTGCATCGCCTGTTGCGTCCCGATCATCCGGACGGAATCCGGCACGGTCGAGAATGTCAAATGCAGCTTTCAGCCTGTCCGCGTCCTTTGCGTCGCTGTCCATCATGATGGCATAGACGGTGGCGACTGCGTCCGAAGCCGAAATGGCAAGCTCCTCCTGAATCCGTCGAATCAACGCAGCTTTTTGCTTTTGCAAATACTCCTGAACTTCGGGATTTTTCAGAAGGTCACACGCTTGCTGTGCTGCCGATTTCGGGCTGTATCCGGCATTGATTGCCGCTTGCTGCTGATTCTTGCATTTTAGCTTGATGTATTCATCTACGAATTGCTTACGCTGTTCTGTCAGCATGCTGCTTCACCGTCCTCACCTCCGATTTTCGGCATACAAAAAACGCCGCAAGGAACTCCTCACGACGTTTTGTTTGCTTTTTTCGTCAGTATAAGTATAGCATGGAATGCGGATTACTGCAAGTGAGATTCGGTGAGATTGTGTGAGGTTTTTTCCAGCATGGCAAGCCCCTCATGAAAAATCTTTCTCGTCACACCATAGTCCCGATGCACCACCAAACGGGAGATTTGCTTCAGACTGTTTCCCGTCAGCAGATGCGATTTCAGTATGATCCGCATTTCCACTTCCTTTGCACCGCCGCCGGAAATGGCACGGTTGATCTCCTGCAAAATCCCCAGTTTCAGCTGATCCCGTTCCTGTTCCAGCTGCCCGATCTCCTCGTCGATCTCTGCGGCACGCAGCAGCTTCTGTTCCGTGCGGTTTTCGGCAGAACCGTGTGCGGCTCCGATGCTGTCGAACTGCACTGACTTTACAGACGTGCAGATTTCTTTGTCGATCTGGAGATCTTTTATCAGCTTGGGAATATCACGATAGCGTGTGATCTTTTCTTCGATGGTCATTGCATCTCCTCCAGTTCCGGCAGCCCTGCCTTCTGCCGCAGTTCATTGCACACCTGCCGCAGGTCAATGCTGTGCAGTGTCAGTGCCGCATAGTACGGCGTGAGCAGGTCACGCTCGATCGACCGGAACTGTGCCAGATCGTTGTCGCTCCTGGTTCTGGCGTAGCGTTCCAGTGCAGTGCGGTACCGGTTCATCTGCCCTCGCAGGATATGCTCTGCGATGCGGACGCAGCCGGTGTCGTCCTTGCAGCTGTCAGCACTGTTCCCGCCGTCCTTCTGGAACAGCGGGCAGCTGATCACACAGTAGGTTTCGTAAACGCTGCCGCTCTGTTTCTGCTGGTGCTTTTCCGCAGTCCAGCCCTCGACCGGCACAAAGCGGCGTGACCAGCTGCATCCGGTTGACACACTGGGAACGGCGTGCCTGCACCGCCAGCAGAGCGTGGCTTTCTTGATTTGCTTGTTTTCCATGTGAATCCACTCCTTTTGTCTTTTCGCTCGGTTT